TTTGATTTCCATGCTTTCCCACGCATCAAGAGAGCAGCAACGTCTTTGCTGGCTGTGATTTTATCAGTTGAAAGTGAGTCAGTATCAGAAAGTACTTCATCATCACCAGACAAGTCTTGCCAAAATCGCATATTAATTAATCGACCACCAGCGGTTGCAAGTGCATCGAGTTCAGGATCTTTTACTACAATCCCTGATTGATATAAAGCAGAAAGTTCAGCAGTACGTTCAATAACATATTTGTTAAATACTTCAGGTACGATAACATCTGCAATTTTTGTTTTATCTGCAAATTTTTGCAAATCAAATTTAATGAGTTTGTGTTCCATTTTTATTCCTCTATTTCTATTTTTTGTTTGCTAAAGCTTGTAAAGTCTTAGCTTTTTCTGGTTCTTCTAGGAAAAGCCGGCCTTGCTCGGTTAAGTTGAAAGTCTCCTTTGCAAAAGGATTGTTTGAGATGCCTTTCCCGTCACTTCCAAGCGGAGTATCAACAGAAGCTTTGAGTTTTTCATTAACTGCTGCTTCTACGGCTTTATCCCATTCAGCTTTGAAAGATTTGACATCTTTGATAGCTTCTTCAGCAGTATTTCCTTGAATACGAGCAGCAAAAGCGCTTGGAATACCGATTTCTTGAAGTTGTTTGCCTTTTTCTACAAGCAACTGTTCTTGACGAAAGGCGGCTTTTTCCTTTTCAAAGTCATCTTTTTCTTTTTGAATCAGCGCTTGTTGGCGTTCTTCTTCCGAAAGCTTGGCAAGTCGAGCAGCTTCATTTTTTTCTTCTTCAAGTTTTTCTTGCCAACGAGAATGACGAGCGTTAACAATAGAGTCAACCTCAGTATTATCTTTAAGACCAAACTTTTCTTTGATTGCTGCAACTTGTTCATCGGTCAGATTGTCAGCATTGAATTCAGGAGGAGTTTCTTGGCCAGTTCCTGCTCCACCCTCACCGCCTTCTTGACCTTCAGCAAATTGTTGTAAGTTGAGTTTGAGTAAACTGTTTCCGCATAATGTTGCGATTTTCATGTTATTAATCCTTTCCAATTGCTTTTAAAGTGGTTCAATGCTTGCACTTCCGAAGCTTTTAAAGTCTTCACGCTTGGACATAAGAAAAGCGCCTGTCAGTGACAAACGCTCTATATTTGATTAGCTGTTTCTATTTTTTTGTATAACATCGTGCCTTGCCCGAAATTTTTTAACTCAAAACCATATCTAGGTAAGTACCGTTTGTATAATCTCGCCCTTCTGTTATCTGCCCAATAAACTTGAATGTAACAAGGCAAAGGATTATATAATTCAGTCTTTGCGTATTCTTCAAATTCCTTGACCTTATTCATTGCCCAAAACAAAGGTTTAAAACCATCTTTACCAGTCTGGCATAGAGTATTTCGTTCAATTTGTTTTCTTTTTTTATAAACATTTAAGTTTACATTAGCAACAGCAACATTATTAAGATCATACAATGCGAATTCAATTTGTACTGTCATGCCACTTGGGAGTACTTCTTTATCTATAATGACTAAGTCTCCATCTTGATCGTTATAATAATTGAATGTCATATAAAACTCCTGTTATTTCACGCATAACTGCGAGATATTAGATCACCTCATTTGCTACTTTTAAATTCAATATCTGGATGCATTGATTTTAATTTATCCATCCAGATGTTGTAAGTTGTACTTCCTTTAATATCAAATGTTTTACCAGTCATAGGATCAAGTGCCTTGCGAGGTATGTTATTTAGTCGTTCTGAATACATTGAAGCAACTGAACGACACCACGGATGAAATGGTGGATATGTCCCTTCTGCACCACTTACAACTGCTTCAGATACTAGAAAGACTTTATGGTCTTTATGACGACAAATTTGTGATGTTCTCAGGTCTAAAATAGCAATGATTTGATACTTCTCAACGTCATTGTTTTGCCACGATTTGAGCTTTGCTTGGTTCGCCATGTAATTCGCTTCAGTACGAATCAAACGCCTAGCAACGTTAATTGAGCGGTCAAATTCACTAGCAATCGCCTTTGCTATCTGAAATTCACTCATTCCAGTTAAAGCTTCAACCGTGAAGAGCTCTTCTAATCGTTTGGCTAAGGCTTCTGTATCTCCCCATAATCTTTTAGAGTAATTACCTCCTAGCCAGTGGCTGTCAAGAATGTTTCCCACAGATTTGGTGGATAACTCTTTAAACTTATAGTCTTTTTTATTCCAGACTTCTTTAACAATACCATTCTTAGCATTTGCTTGAGCTTCACGAATAATCGTTTCGGCAGTAGTTTCTTTGTAAGCTTCATCTATCGTCTCAACATAAAAAGATGTCTGCTTATCAAGCTGAACATCTGCAATTTGTTTTGTTACTAGATAAGACTTTGCTTTTAAATCTTCTGCACGAGTAATTCTTGATTTAAGTGCTAGTCCTGTGAGCCGCTTTTTAGCTTCTCTTTGCAAGTCAGGGTTGCTGATATCTTTAGCTAATCTTCTAAGCTCAACTAATTCAGAAACAGGAACAGTTTCATTAAGCATTCTTTTTGCTTCATCATCTGTCAGTTCCGTTTGATGCTTAGTTCTACTAAATAATTTAGCAATCTGTTTCGTTAAATATGATTGAGCTTGTTTGTATGCCTGTGCTACGACTTCCTCAAGCTGTTTAGCACCGTCATTTACTTTCTTTTCGGCTTTAATCGCTCTTTTTTGCCAGTAGTCAGACATTCTTTTTACTCCTCTACTATTACATGTTCAGGATATTGTTCAGCTATTGAAACTATTCCATCATAAAGTATCTTAAGGCTTGCTAGTTCTTTATCCGTTGGATCAAGTATAAAATATCCTTCTTCACGTTCAAAAGTTTTCCCAAATGATAACAATGTATTGGTGACTGTGATATATAAGGCAGAAACCCCAGCACATACAATATCATTACCAATATTTGCAAAACCTGCATGGCCTGTCACTTGATACCAATAAATTTGGCTGTTTTTCTTTTTGAATTTAGCTGTAATCATTTAGCTTTTTTTGTTTTTGCTACTGGTTTTTTGACTACTTTCTTTTTGGTAGTAGCTGTTTTAGAAGCAGTTTTTGCCTTAGTTTTAGTTACTTTAGGAGTTTTTGCTGCTTTAGCATTAGTTTTTTGAGTTTTGTTTTTTGTTGTTTTTGTTTTGGCCATTTTCTTGGTCTCCTTTTTGAACTGTCTGATTACCAGACTGTTTATTGTTGTTGTCTTGATTTTCTTCCTCATTTTCATCAGGTGGATCATCAAGATTAGAGTGGCTGTCTTCTGACTGAACGCCCATAGCTTTCTGATTCATTTCGATAGCATCCTCTTTTTCCTCTTGTAACTGCTCAAGAACTTCATCGACATTATCAATATCTGGAAGCCATGAAAGCAAGACTTTAAGAGGTAGAATTCCTGCTTGGTGTGCCTGAACGATTTGATTAACAATGTCAGTTGTATTGATTGGCAAATTAGGTTTGAGCTTAATCTTGATACCATCAATATCAACATTGTTATTACCAATCTCTAAATAATTGGCAAAGAGAATCAAACGTTGTTTAAGCCCTTTTATCATGTATCTTGACTTCACTGACATAAGCTGTAGCAACCCAAAGAGCTTGTACTTCATAGCTTCGCCTGATACATTGCCTGAGAAGTTCTTATCATTCATATTAGGCACATAAGTCACTTTATGAATATCTTCAAGTAATGAATCTCGTAATATTGCTACTGAACTTTCGTCCATTGTTTTTGTTAAATAACTTACGCTACTTTCACCTGGAGCATTTGTATTAATTAACAGTCTTTCTTTTGCTAAACGTTCACCATCTCCATCTCTTAAGTCAAATCCCAAGATAACCAAAATAGCATCCACAAAAGCTTCTTTATCGTTCAATCTGTCAGACTGAAGCAAGTTATAAGCATCAATTAAACTAATTGCTTGCTCAAAATCTCCTTGTCGTTCTTCATTATTGCGATATTCAATAACAGGTACTGCCTTAAAATAATGCGGAAGTGCTTTGATTAATTGATAATCTCCGAAACCAATAGAAGCTGCTCTATATGTCAACACTCTATTGTCGTTATAGTATTTAACAAGATAATAATCAACAGCACCTTGTAGGTTATATACTGGTTGATAATGTACTGCAAATAAAGGATTGGTATCAATCGTATCATTCGTAACAAGGAAAATCCCTCGTGGATCAATACATTTAATATCAGCAAATACTTTCCCAGTCTGTGGTTCCTGATTCATATAAATCAATTCATAACCTATCCCAAATACTGACAAATCTTTTTCAAGTTAAGTATCATGAGAAACAATATCAACTTTTGTATAAGCATCAAGAATTGATTGAATGTCATCGCTGCTTGTATAAGCTACTGGATTTCCTACCATGAAACCAACATTCATATCAGTTACATATTTTGCGTGATTAACAACAACTTTATTATTAGGTGCTGCAGCACTATCTTTTGTTCGTTTTAAAATATCTTGCTTGCCATCATAATAATCAGATAGTTTTTCCAAACGCCAAAAGTCACTTTGGTGCTGATTAATACAATGATTAAGCAATTCAGAAGAAGGATTATTTAAGTCACCTGCCATCTCTCTATTTATTTTAATTGCCATGTTTCTCCTTTAATAAAAACCAAAACTTGCCTTAGAAGCAATCGTGGTCTTAACGTTTCTCATATCTTCACTAAAAGCATACCTTGTCGCATCTATCGTATGGTTATCCTTATCTTCTAACCTTGGTTTAGGATTACCGTCTTTATCCACTTGATAGTCTATGTTTTCAAACTCCCAAGCTATTTTAGGAGTTCTTCGTGGGTCAATACAGATAAAATCTAAATCATCAAGCCATTGTTCGCCATATTCAACACTATCAGGTCCTTTTTTAACACCTTTAATGTGTGGAACGTTGTGTTCGGTCTTAAGTTCAGCTATGCTCTTAGGTTCAGCAGAATCAGCAAATATCGTATCACTAGAATAATTTTTCTTGTGCAACCATTTTCCATATTCTCTATTACTTATTTTTTGACCGTAAAGCTCA